CTAGCAGACCCCTTGGGGTACGTCCGACAGTATCTCGAGGAAATCACGGCGGCCGGTGTCATTGCCGATTTTCAGATTGTGTGAGGGACCAAAATGTCAACAGACCTACTCAAATCTCAAGCAAACGAGCGCGTGGACCTCGTGGATTTCGATTTCCTTGCAAACGAGTGTTTGCAGGACATCGTGAACGAGCCCGTCTCCAAATTTTTGACCGACCCGTCCGGGCAGCGAGCTTGGATTTTGGACGGTTTTGGAATCGACTGTCCCACGGGCAAACAACTCCGAGTGACCAAGGGCCGGGCCATGCTGTCCACGAGGCAAGCGGGCCAAATCAAATACGGATACCTCACCACCCTCGGGGACAGCACCAAGACGGTGGACCTGGCCACGTACAGCCCTGGCACGTACAACGTCTACATCCGATTTGAGTACGTGGACGGTGACTCCTCGAGCCGCGTATTTTGGAATCCGGCCGGTGGCGGTGGTGAATTCGCGTCCACCATCCCAACGCGAATCAAAGCCAATTGGTCCATCCGAGTTGAGGCAACGTCTCCGGGAGCCGAGTGGCTGAAAATTGCCGAGGTGGACCAAGCGACGTTGGCCCCGTCCACCACAGGCATCACGGATCAACGTCCCTTGTATTTCGAGGGGGATGTCCACAACAGTTACCAAAGCGGGTGGAGTAGCGATGGGGGCGGTGGCGCGAATGACCGAAACGCGGACCGTCAACAGTACGGCGTCAAAGACCTCCAAGCCTTTACGGCTGCCATGCGCCAATCGCTCGAGGACATCAAAGGCCGCGGGCTCAGACGATGGTGGGACCGAGACATTGGGGGCATGAACATCGGTTTTGACGCGGCTCCGACTGAGGACACCTTGGCTGTTGGGGATGCCGATTTCAACATTTGGAATGACGGTGTTGCCAACCAACCAACGATTCAATGGGATACCGATGATTATACGTGGTACGACCGAGCCACCAACGAGTTTCGTTGGGAGATAGGTGGCGCTGCCAACTATGAGATGGTTCTTGGTGGGACCGGCTTGAGAATCAAAAACGGGCTCTATGTTGGCGACTCCGGGGGCTCACCAACCGACAACGAAATCTATGCCGAGGGAGCAATCTACTCAGCAACCGGGTATTTTCGACGTGACTCCAATGACTACATTTTGATTGGAGATGGTGGCAACCAAGATTTCGTCTTGGGCGGCACCACGGAAATGAGTTTGGCGTCAACCGGTCTCCGAATTCTCAACGGTCTCTACGTGGGCTCGGCCACAGGGGCGCCCACGGACAATGACATCTATGCCGAGGGCTCCATTGAGTGTGGCACCACGATTGACGCGGGTGGGGATGCCACTTTTGGCACCATCACAATGACCGGTTTTACTGTGGATGCCGATGGTGACACGGATGTCAAAAGTCTGGACGTGACCTCGGGGCCATCGTTGAGCACTACCGGGCTCAACATGAACAGCAAGGCGATTTCCGGAGCCACAAGCATTGATGGCTCGGGAGACCTCACGGTGGGAACCATCACGATGACCGGATTTTCGGTTGACGCCGATGGTGACACCGATGTCAAAACTTTGGATGTGACGAGCGGCCCATCTCTTACCTCGTCCGGCATTTCAACGGCCAAGGCTATCTCCGGAGCAACGAGCATTGACGGCTCCGGTGATTTGACGATGGGCACCATCACGATGACCGGATTTTCGGTGGATGGCAGCGGAAACGTAGGAGCCGCTTCGCTCAATGCGGGCTCGGGGCTCATTCAAACTACGGGAGGTGTCCAAGCCGGTTGGTTCCAACCACAAGACTATCTTGGCGGCTCTGACCCCGGAAGCTCGGACGCGACATTCAAATACAACCGATCAAACGGAATCCGAATGGCTGGCTACGTTAGCTCAACCGGGTCCGTCTACACCTCCTCATGGAACATTGCCTCAGCAACGTGGGTTTCAACGGGGATTTGTGAAATCACTCCCTATCAAGGTTGGTGTGGTTCCAACGTATGCGGAGCGGTTGCAACAACGGCCGCGTATGGCTCCTACTCGACTCCGGACCATACGGCTTGTGTCCAAACGTGGTATCAAGGCACGTACCCGTTGGGAAATTACCAACCCGAGGTGAAGTGCTACGATCATGGGTCCTCGGCCCTTGCTTCTCGGGTGTTCAAAATACTTTGGGCCGGGACCGCTTGAGAAAGGAGAGCGAAAATGTCGGCTGTATTGGTTGTCAAACTGAATGATGGGACAAGCATGCTCCACGGTAGGCACGATTTGAATTACGGCGTGACCCGTGCCGAGCAACAGGCGCTTGCCGAGTCTTTGGTTGCTCAGCACAAGCCAGACAAAACCCTTGCGGCTTTTGGATTGGCTGAGAATGAAATTCTCGAGCCCTACATTGAGGGTGGGCACAACCAAGACGAGATTTTGGTTGATGAGGAGGGCAACGTCACGTTGCCCGAATAGTGAGGTTTGAAAAATGAACAGGAAAGCGAGGAGAGCGATGGCAGCTAAAGAACGAAAAGACGGTGAGAAACCAAAGGGAATAGATGCAACAGCACGGGAGATCCCCAAGCCTATTGATCCTTTGGGTGACGCCATGCAAGCCAGGATGCACGCATTGGCCAATCAAGAGAAAATCAAGTTGCTCATTTCGGGCAAAGTGCCGTGTTCCAACGAGATGGTGGACTATCTCGTGGGGCAATACCGTGGAGCACGGGCCGAATACGATGGCACGGATTCCTTGGTGCGGGAGTTGGAGGCCAAGCTCGTTGCGGCCAAAGAGAAACGGCTCGTCCTACAGGGCGGGGTCAATAAGTATCTCGAGGACATTCGGCATTGGTTGGAAAGGGACGAGCAAGAGAAACGATCTCGAGAATCCGCAAGAGAGGCGTACAACTCAGAGGCCAGAAAGAAACAATTTGAGAAAGTAGTTGGCAAAAAGGACGAGCCCCCCAATGGAGAGGCGCCTCCCAAAGACGGCGAGCCCAAAACGGAGCCCGTGGACGAAACCAAGCACTAGACCGTCCATCAAAAATCTGGAATTCTCTCGGCCATGGAGGTGATCCATGACTGAGGAAACCAAAAGCAAAATCGTGGCGGCGGCCGATGCCACCAAACACCAAGCGTGGAAGTGGTTGGGCGCTCTCATTATGACCCCCAAGCAAAACGCGGCGGGGGAGACCCACCTTGCGGTCTCGTTGACCAAGCTCCAAAAGCTCGTCTCAATCATCATGGGGGTGGTGCTCTTTGTGGTGATGGTGGTGCTTTGGGTGGTGAAGCCCGAGGCCGTGGCCGAGACGGCAACCGTCACGGACCCCATTCCTGATTCCATGCTCTACACTCTTTGGGGGCTCTTGGGGCTCCAAGGCGTGAACATGGCGGCCGGTGCCTACTACGGCAAAGGCAACGGAAACGGGAACGGCGCCACATGAAAGCGCTCCGGTGGTTGGCGGACTACTGGTACATTCCGGTGCTCGCCATTGTGGCCGTGCTCGGGGTGGTTTGGTTTCGCAAGACAGACCCCCTCAAGTTGATCGAGCGTGAGCTACGCGGAATTGACTCGGCTCGTGAGGCTCGAGCCATGGTGATCGAGCTTGGTGCCGAGCAAGCCACCCAACACGTCAAAGACAAGTACAAGGCCAAGCGTGCCGAGCTTGACGCCAAGGCCGAGGCCAAGGTGGCGAAGCTCGAGAATGATCCGGTGGCGCTCGCCAAGTTTCTCGAAAAGGTGACCCGATGATTGTAAGCGTTTTGGCCATCGTGAGCACGGTGCTTACAACACCCCCTACGCTTCCATCCCAATGTGACCCCGAGGACAAGACCTCGTGCGTCCAACCGTTGCTCGAGGGAGAGGCGGCTCCGTTCGCCGGCCAATTGCTCACTCCCAGGCGGGCGGCCAAGCTCGGTGTGCGAGCCGGGGACGTGGACGAGCGGGTGAGGTTGGCAATCGAGGAGACCGAGGAGCTTTGGCGCATCAAACTCCAAAAGGAGCAAGCGCTCCGGGAGAATGACAACGTGGCCAACGCTCTCAAGATTGACCTACTCACCAAGGCGGCGGACCGTCCCTTTTGGGAGCATCCGGTCTTTGTGGCGGCGGCCACGGTAGCGGGATGCGTGGCCGTCTACTTTGTGGCGGTGGAGACGGTGAAGGCCACCAAGTAAATGTGGCAATTGCCACATTTTACAGAAATTTCGAGCCCCCTCATTTTTTCTTGGCCAAAGTTGGCCATCGATCCGTTATAGAGTGTGAGGGCATTGGTCGCCCACCACAACTACCCCCACCATACCCCGATTAGAAGGCTCAAAAGAGTCAGGGGTGGGGGTGTATTAGAGACTGATCGATCTGTTGATCTGTATTCTACGTTGATCATGTAGATCAAAAGATCAAAGATGAGGCGCACGCGCCTCGGTTTTCGATCTGAGGTGAAAATGTCTGGACGAGTGCTTTTTGAAGTCGGGAACACGTGGACCAACATCTTGGAATGGGATGATTTCATTCTCCACGTGTTGGACAGAGAATCCCGCTACCCCACGCCACAGGCCCTAGCCTACGAGGCCGGTTTCAAAAATCCGGAGCAAGAGGAAAGTGGGTGGGACGGTTGGATTCGTCTCCTACGGACACCCAAGACCATGTACCCCTACTTTCCAACGGGGCTCCTCCCGAAGCTCGTCCGCATTTGTTACAAGATGCAGTACCAACCCTTGGTCAAGGATTTGCGGGCGCGTCCCGAGGAGGGCTTTCCAGAATTCCCGGTGGTGGAATTGCGAGACTACCAAGAGGCAGCGGTGGAGGCCGGCATCAAACTCGGCCGCGGCGTTTTCGACATGCCCCCTCGGAGCGGCAAGACTCGAGTGATGTGTGAGCTACATCGGAGAATCAGTCTCCCCACGATTTGGATTGCCCCCACGGACCGCATTGTCCAACAGACGGCTCGGGTGATTGAGGGTCATTTCGGCAAGCATTACGTGATCCACCAAATCGGACAAAAGGGGCTCGAGGACGCGGCACGCCACAAGGTTGTGGTGTGTACCGCCAACACGGCCGCGGTGTTGCCGGCCGAATTCTACGCCACCCGGCAAATGATTGCGGTGGACGAGTGGCACCACGGAGCGGCCAAGACGTACACCCACGAGATTTTTCCCAAGTGCGACCACGTGTTTTTTCGCTACGGGATGACCGGCACGTTTTTCCGGTCCGGTGGCGATGACATGGCCATGCACGGTGTTCTTTCGGACACCATCTACAAGGTGACCTCGCACGAGCTTTTGAGCCGGGGCTTTTTGGTCCCAACGCACGTGGCGTTTCTACCGATACCGGCCAAGCCCAAGCTCCGGGGAGCGGGCTCGAGCTTCAATGGCGGCTTTGGAAAGGCCGGCATCCACGAGCACACCTACCGAAACCAGCTTGCGGCCCACGCGGCTTTGCTCCTCCACCAAATGGGTCGCAAGGTGCTCATTCTCGTGGGGACCAAGGTGCAAGGCCGGGAGCTTTCCCACATTCTCCACCATTTTCTCCCCGAGGCTCCGGCTGGCTGCCAATTCAAGGCGGTGGAATTCCTGTCCACAGACCGGGACCGCTACATCCAAACTCAGGTGATCGATTCGTTCCTAGCCAACCAAGAGGTGAAAATCCTGTTGGGGACCTCGCTCCTCGGTGAAGGCGTGGACCTCCCGGACGTGGATGCGCTTGTTTACGCTCGAGGGGAAAAGGCTGAGGTGAGCCTCACCCAAAATGCCTACCGCGTATGTACGGCCATCCACGGGAAGCCCAACGCAATCATCGTGGATTTCGCGGACCGTCACCACAGGCGGCTCATGGAGCACAGCCAAGAGCGGTTGGCCGTCTACTACCACGAGCCCACGTTTTCGGTTTCGATTCTGGACGAGGTGGGCCAATTGGCCGGGTGGGTCGAAAACCTTGGCCAAAAAGCGGCCTAGAAACGTTAAAGCATGTAGAGGGGCAGGCTACGCAAGGATGGTGTGGTTGCCCCTTTTCGTGAATGAAACGACGTGCTACGTTGCGTGAAATTCGCGTATCGCACGCAAACAAGGCCCGGTCGCAGCACCCTTCCGTTGTGGCCGGGCGTTTTTTTGGAGGAGAGCGATGGCTGAGGCCGAAATCCCGCAAGTGCGAAACATGAAGCCGGACGAGAAAATCCAAGCTCGGATTCAGGTGTCCATGAAGGACCCGGAGCACATGAAACGATGGCTCCGAGAGTCGGGCCGTCCGTTCATTGTGTTCAAGGCGGACGATGTGATTGACGCGCTACCGTGGCCCCATGGGGCTGAGGCGTTGCAGCAAGTCTCCGATGCCTATGACCACCACCGAGCAACCATCCCCACGGGCAGGACGAGGACCGAGGTTGATCCGATAACCAAGGAAAAGGTGGAGGTGCCCGTGATGAAAGGGCAACAGTTGGAGCGTGATGAGATGGAAGCGTTGATCCGGTTTTACGTCAACGCGATCAGCGAAAACGATCCTACTTGGAAATTGGAAATCTGAGATGTCACGTGAAAGAAATCCCGAAAGCATCGAATACGACAAGCTAAAGGGGCAAATGATCAAGCTGTGGCCGTCCGAGAATTGGACCGAGGAGCCGGTGATTGGTCGTTTGCTTTGGGTTGCTACCCACACCCTTGGTGTGGCATTTGGTGATGGGACGCCGGGAGCGTGCGAAAAGGTGTCCATGATTTTCAAACGAGGTGGTATGCGAATCGATCCAATGTGACCGCATTGGTCGGAGGGGAATGAGAGATGACAGACAATGGGCGTGCGTTGTCCCTATTGAGAGAATTCAATGAGTATTTTCCCTACACACAATTTTTCCAAGAGCGCACGAGGCAAGCCGGAGTCTGCAAGCTCTACGTGATGACTCCCGAGCGCGAGCAAGCGCTCCTCGAGTTGGACGAGTGGTGTAGGGAGCGCGGTTTTGACACGCGGTTTTGGATCTACTCGAGATTCAGAATCACAAATTGGCGATTCCCACCAAAGTTTTCCGCTCTCATTCCATCCAAACGAAACCAAAAGAAAGCGATAGCCTACTACCAAAAGATTCAGGCTGAGACCTCTCCCCTCTTTTCTCAAGTCACCCACCAACGAATTGAACAACAGGCGTCCTACGATGGGCGGTTGTGGCAACCACTCGTTGCGCTCAACCGGACCGTGGAGCTTCGCAAGGCTCGCTACCTGAGATTGGGACAAGCTCACGTTTGTTTGTCCAACGTCCAAAGCGAGACCTATGGCTACCATCCGGGCTCGCAAGCGTGCTTGGCGTGCCCGCGTGCATGGGACTGCACAATGGAATTGAAGCGGCTGTATCCGACCTTTGACCTCGTTGCCGAGCGTCACAAGGCCGTGGTGAGCGGGAGCGTGCCCGGTGTCGGGTAATGCCCAACCCACAGCCCAACAACGATTCCCTTTTGACGCCGAATTCCAAAAGAGCTTGTTGAGGCTACTCACCGAGGATGGCCATTTTGCCCATTCGGTGGAGAGGTATCTCGAGCCGAGCTATTTTGAGAATGAAGTGCTCAATTGGGCGTGGTCATTCTGCAAGCAATTCCGTGAGCAGTACGGAGCGATCCCGGCTGTCCAGACCATTCGGCAACAGGTATTCAAGTTGGACGGTCGGCTCCAACCACTCTACCAAGCTGTGCTCGAGCAAGTGGACCAAGCCCCCATCCGTGATGAGCAATTCATGCGGGACGCTGTGCTCGATTTCGTGAGGCGCAATCTTTTCGTCCAAGGCTTCCATGAGTCACGTCAACTCTACAACTCAGGCAAGGTGGAGGATGCGTATGACACCATGATGCAACGGATGGAAAAGATCCATGCGACCATTTGGAAGTCTGAGGACGATGAGTGGGTGTGCAAAAATCTCCCGAGCCGTCACGTCCATCGAATGTGTGATGACTACAACTCCAACACCATCACAACCGGCTTTGAATTCTTGGATCACGTGTTGGGTGGTGGGGTGAGCAAGGGGGAGCTTGCCGCGTGGATTGCCTACGCCAAAATTGGCAAGTCCACCATGCTCGTCAACCATGGTCTCTCGGCGGTCAAACTACAGTTGGCCAAGGTGGCTCATTTCGTTTTTGAGGGCTCCCGAAAGCAAGTGGTGGACCGCTATGAGGCGGGATTCACGGGCGAGCTTTACCGCACCATTCGTGAGCACGGTCTCTCCTCTGAGGCGTACCGAAAAGCCTATGAGGAGTATCAGTATTACGGGGACCGTCTCTATGTCCGTGGCTTCACGGATCGATGGGACTACTCGGTGGTGGACATCCACGATGCACTCAAGGAATTGAAGCGGCGGCACGGATGGATACCGGACCTCGTGATTGTGGACTACGGTGATCTCCTCACGGGGCGAGACAAGCACTACCAAGGGGAGACCGAAAAGCAAAAGGCAGCATGGAGAGACCTCAAGAGCTTGGCCAATCGTGGATACGCGGTGTGGTCGGCTGCCCAAGCGAGACGGCCGGAAAAGGGTGCCGAGGACCGTCCCCATTGGCTCTACTCGAGGGAGATTGCCGATTGCTATGAAAAGGTGCGGGTGTGTGATTTCTTGGGGAGCTTGAACGCCACCAACATCGAAAAATCTCAACGGGTGATGCGACTGTTGGCCGAGCTTTACCGAGATAATGCGGCCAACGTGATGCGAGTGGTGAGGGCGGATTTTGACCGCATGGTGATCCGTATGGACCCCGAGGTGCGGTCCGAGGTGATGCCCCACGTCCTAAGCTCACCCAAACTCGAGGCCAACGAGAGAGCGGCCGAGGCTGCCCGCGTGGCTCAGACCCAAGCTCAGCCACAGCAAATGACGGCGCGATTCACATGATCGAGTTGGCCATAGAGCGGTTTGATCTCCTCTCCTACGTGAGAGACCTCGGAGCCAACGAGGAGCAATTTGGGGAGTGGGTGCTCACGTGTCCAACGTGCGGCAAAGAAAAGCTCGTGGTCAATGTGCGCAAGAAAACGTGGCATTGTTGGGTCTGCCAAAAGCTCGTCACGGTACAGACCGCGAATGGACCTAAGCTCAAAGCTGAGAGTGGCGGTGGTGGTCTGTTGGACCTGCTACAACTACTCGAGAATTGTGACCGCAAGAGGGCCGTGTCTTTGTTGTTTGCCGGGGCTCTTTTCACGGCCAAAGAGCTAGACCAAATCACCCACTCAGATTTCTACGGAGACCTTTTCGGACCGAGCTTGAGCGCTCCCACGATAGGGCTCCCACCAAATGCTCGAGCAATTGATGGGTGGCTCCCGTACCTCAGTGAGCGCAACATCTCGTGGCAAGACGTGCAATCGTTTCGTCTCTTTTGGTGTGACCAAGGGAGGTTTGCCAATCGGTTGGTGTTTCCGGTTTTCGAGGATGGCCGATTGGTCTACTGGCAAGCTCGAGCAATGTGGAAGCTCGGACCCAACGAGAAAAAGGTGCTCAATCCTCGAGCCCATGACGGGGCAGCAACATCGGGAGAGGTGTTGCTCAACCTGGACGTGGCCAGGCAATTCCCTCGAGTGTGCATCACAGAGGGACCGATTGATTGCGTGCATACCGGATACGATGCCGTGGCAACATTCGGAAAGAAAATCTCTCCCGTGCAAATTGCCAAGCTCATTCATGCGGGCGTGAAATCTGTGGACCTAATGTGGGATGGTCCATCTCCTCGTGAGCCACAGGGAGCTTGGCCAGACATGGTGAACGCGGCGCAAATGTTGGCCCCGTTCTTTGACGTGAGGTTGATCAAACTGCCCCATGGTGATCCGGGAGATTGGGACAGAGAGCGGCTTTGGGAGTTTCGTCAACGATGCTTCCAACCGTTTGGTCGGACCTCTGTGCTAGCGAGTGTGTGACATGAGCAAAAGACGAATGACGATCATTTTTCCGTTGGGGTTGGCGTTGAAGTTGGATGAGGTGTCCAAGAAAATTCTCGGCGTGCCTCGCAATGCCTTTGTGTGCATGGCCGTGGCCTACATGATTGTGAAAGTGTCCCCCATCTTGGATTCTCGGAAGCGAAATCAGATGTTGAAAAAAATCCAAGAGACGTTTGATGAGGCCATGGAGGAGGCGCGAAAGTCCGCATGAAAGCTGGACGAGCGGATTTTTAGAAAACGAGCGACAAAAATTGACGAAAACATTTGACAAAATACAGCAAAAAGCTGTAAAAGGGCGGTCTTTTTTAATGAAACCGGGGGTTTACGAGCCCCCCACAATGCGAAAACCGGGTGACCACCCGGTTTCGGAAGGGAAAAGCGATGAACGCGAAAGGGATGCAATCCACAATAGACGAGTATGACCAAGCCGCAAAGGCGATTTCCAAACATCTCGGTCACATGATTCGAGGAGACGTTGATGAGCAAGGGCGCTCCCGAGATGACTACCACCAAGACCTGAGACTCCACGCGATTGAGACGGCCGAGCGTTTCCAAAACACCAAAGGCTTTTGCTTGCCGGCCGAGCGTCGGTACGTCCACAAGAGTCTTTGGAATCTCGCACGAGATTGGCAACGCACCAACAACAAGGCGCGGTCTATCCGATACAGTGTCCCGATTGATGAGATGAGAGAGGAGCGTACCGAGCAATGGTATGACCCTCACGATCAACTCAGCGCAATCCATGACATCAACCGACTGAAAGAAAAGCTCCCAAGCAACACGTGGGAATTGCTGTGCCGCGTGGCCGAGTGTGGAAGCGCTCGAGCGGCGTTTGATCCCGCACGAGACGGCAACATAAGCACGCATCGGTTGCGCGTGGCGACGGCCGTGACTCAGGCCAAAAAAATCCTGAGAACGTGATGGCCAAAATGGTGGCGTCCAACGTTAAAACCTGGAAAGGGAGAGCGATCCCCATGGGCGTTTACCGTGGAGCTATGAATGGGTGCGATTTATGAAAATGGAACGTGGGTGATTGAGGGCAATTTGCCCCTCGGTATCACTACGGGCCAAACGGACAGCGGGTTGGTTTTCTACTCGGCTGAGGGAGAGAGCCAACCCGAGTGTTTTGGAATGTGGTGGGAGAAGTACGGCCCACCCGAGGAAACGGCCGAGTGCCGGTCATGCGTATTCACCGATCTGTGTCTCGAGAAAATGGCCAAGGCTCGATTGCCCGAGGCTCGAGCCCGCGTGAACAAGCTCAACCCCTCGTTGGAGGAGTTGTCCAAAGCGTTGGACGTGAATGACCAAGCGGTGTTGGCTATCGTGGCGCATGCTCGAGGTGATTTGCCGGCTACTCCACCCAAGAAAAAGAGAGCCCCGGTCACCGATGAGACGGTGACGGCTGTGGCTTTGGGTGAGGAGCCCGCTACGTCGGACGGTGGTGAAAGGGGAAAACCGCGGGACCCTTCCCATGCCCCGTCTGCCAAGAGTGCGGTGGATGGGGCACGTCGAAAAAAGGCTCCGAGTGCCAGGCGTGCGAAGCAACCGGACGTACCGCGCAAAAAGACGTGGACGTGGGGGACACACACATTCACCAAGCGATTTCTGAGGGAGAGGCGGCAAAACAATCTGATAGGGGCGATCCCAATTGGGACGGTGCTCGAGACCAAGTACAAGAAAACGCCGTATCAATGCACGTGCCTCAACAACGGATGGCAGTACCAGGGGGAGAGGTTTCCAACCCTGCAAGCGGTGACCGAGGCGATAGTTGGCAAGGTGGAGCGGCCCAAGTCTCCCAAGTCGGGCAACCGGGCACAGGGGACGCGCAAGCTGTGCAACTATTCAGCGGCCAAGTTTTGGAAGCTCCACAAGACGGTGCCCGAAATTCTCAAGAGTGGGTGCTTGCCCGGATCGCGTACAGCGGACACACGACTGAGCAAAACGGGGTGAGGCTCTATTGGTCAAATGCCATGCAACGTTGGTTGACGTGGGAACAAGCGTGGGAGGCTGCTAATGGCCGTCCAGCTTAGGGCGTTTTATCCCGAGTACGATACCGACCCCCGCAAGCAAATCATCACGACCGCGGACAGGTTTGAAAAGCTCGTTCGATTCATTGCGAGCCGAGACAAATTCGTTTTCGACTATGAGACATCCGGAACGGCATGGTTCAAACATGCCGAGGCGGTTGGCATCGGTTTGGGTGCGTGGGATGACAACGGGACTCTGTGGTCAGCTTACGTCCCATTCCGACATCGGAGCGGGGAGCAACAGTTGGACATCGGGGTCATTGGCCCGGCTATCCGCATGCTCCTCGCTTCCCCCAACGTGATGAAAATTTGCCACAACATCAAATTCGAGGATCATTTTTCGCGCAAAGAGGGATGGACGCTGGCCGGACCTCGGTATGACACCATGGTTGCGGCGCGTCTCTACAATGACAATGAGGCTTTGAAGCTCGAGCACAGGGCCGAGGTGGACCTTGGTATTGAGGGCGCCAAGAAATGGGAGCAAACGCTCAATCAAGAGGTGCGCCAATTGGCTCGAGCCAACAAGATGGGGGTGAAGCTCTACAAGTATCTCCATGGCTACTCTGAGGTGAACGTGGGGCTCTGTGGCGTCTACGGATGCACGGATGTTTTGCACACGGGATGGCTCCACGAGAAATACGAAAAGTGGGGAGTCTCGAAACACTACCCAAGGATTTGGCCCACCGAGATGGAATTGACTCGGGTGCTCTGCGACATGGAGCAAACCGGTATGCCGGTGGATACCGAATACCTCAACCAACTACGTGGGCAAGTTCAAGACGCCAAGGCCAGGCTCGAGGCTGAGCTAAGTCGGCAATTGGGGGGCCACGTTTTCAATCCGGGCTCGGACGATGAGGTGAGAGAGCTTTTGAAGTGGATGGGGCTCCCTCTCGAGAAACGGACCAAAGGCAATCAATTGTCTGTGGACAAAGAGGTCTTGGACCAATTCTCGGATCACAACGTTGTGGTCAAGCTCCTCTTGGATTGGCGTGAAGCGGACAAAATCGACACGACCTATACCGCGTCCATTCTCAATCTCTTGGATGCCAACAACGTGGTCCACGGAAATCTCAAGCAAGTAGGGACCAACACGGGCCGGCTCTCATGCGAGGAGCCCAACTACCAAAACATGCCGTCCGAGAATGATGACCGGGCCATTCGTCACAGCGGCAAAAAAGTCAAAGAGGGTGGAGTGGACCCGTGGAGCATCCGGAGAGGGTATCCCGTCCGTGGTGTGGATTGGGTGCGTCTCTTTTTGGACTACTCTCAAATTGAGCTACGGGTGCTCGGCCACTACAGCAAAGACCCCATCATGGTGGGCGCTTTCATCAATGGTGAGGACATCCATGATCGTACCGCCAAAGAGGTGGGCGCAATTCTCCAACGTGAGTGTCCGAGGCGTGTGGCCAAGGTGGTCAATTTCGGGCTGTCCTATTGCATGAGTGAGATTGGTCTCCACCGACAAGCCAAGGTGCCGTTGGATGAGGCTGAGCATTTCCTTGCCGCGTTTTTTCAACGGTACAGGGGCGTGGAGCGTTTCAGGCTCGAGCTTTGGGCGCAAGCAAGGCGTGACGGCTGCCAATGGAACAATCTTTTTGGCCGGACACGTAGGCTCCCGGATTTGAGGAGCGAGACGTTTTGGAGAAAGAAACGAGCCGAGCGCCAAATGGTGGCGAGCGCAATCCAGGGGACCGCGGCCGAGCTTACCAAAGAGAGCTTGGTGCGGATTGACCGTTGGTTGAGGGACGAGAAAATTCCAGGTTTCTTGGTCAACACGGTCCACGATGAAATCCAAATTGACGTACCTCGAGAGTATGCTCCCGTGGTCGCAAAGGCGTCCAAGGCGTTGATGGAAGCGTACCCCGAGTTTGACCCGATCCCGATCATCACGGATTGCGAAATCTCGGAAACGAATTGGGCCGAAAAGCACGGCTACAAGGTGGCGGCATGAGGAGTCCTGTTTTCAAAAACGAGGCTCAACGGGCATTGGAGGCGGCAAAGATTGCCGTCCAAAAACCTGGAAGGCCAAACCGGAGACAAAAAGCTGTACCGACTACCAAAGAGGCGGCCGATCATTTCAACGTCTCGGAGAGAAGCGTGCGGCGTGCGAGGCGTCTTTTGGAGTCCGGGAGCGCGGCATTGGTCCGGTCTATTGAGCGTGGAAAGGTGTCTTTGCTTGCGGCCGAAAAAGAAATGCGGGGAGCGACATGAGTAGCTACACGATCCTTGATCAATACATCCACCGAGTCCAAAACATCCCCTCGTGGAATATCCACTCAATCTCGGATGACGGCATGCACGCCAATCCGTGGTTTGAGGTGACGTGTGACCAAGCGGTCCGGGACCTCGTGTTGGACGAGATGCGACTCCACGAGCAAGTCTCTACGGTGACCGGGGAGATTCAAAAGTGGGGCCGGCTTTCCGCGTTGGCCAGGCGAGCTTGGGAAGTGGAGGAGCGTGCCTACCGCACGTGGCGGTCCGCGTACATGCTCCAAAAGATGGACCCCGAGGAGAAAACGAAAGGTTGGAAGCGGCCAACCAAAGAACAGTTGGAGGCCATGTACCGCATGGAGCCGGCCTACCACCAACTACAGGCTCGAATCGAGAGAGCCGAGGAGGCGTTTCATGCGACTGAGGTGATGCTCGAGGCGATGCGAGCGAAAAAGGACATGCTATTGAAATTTGCGTACAGACGCCGGGACGATGGGCTCCCTCAATTGTCAGTTTGAGTTGGCCACAATGACCCGGTGAAACGTTAAACCCTTTGAGGCGATTGCCGAAAAAGAGGAGAGTGACCATGACAAGTTATCAGCAACCACCACCCCCACCCGGCTATCCGCCGCAACAGGCTCCGGCCGGGTATCCGCCACAGTACGGCGGACAACCACAGCAACCACAGGGCTATCCCCCGCAACCCCCGCAAGGGGCTCCCGGTGGATACGGAGCCCCACCACCTCCACAGGCGGGCGGTTATCCCCCGCAAGGTGGTGGTTACCCACCACAGCAACAGGCGCCCGCGGGCATGCCTCAATTCTATGAGGCCGATGAGGCGGCCACGGCCGCGGCGTTGCAGCAATCCACGGCAAATTCGGGCCGGCAAGGCGGACCGTTCCCCAACTATCTCCGGGTGCCCGGACCTCGTGGGGAGCAATCGTGGAAGGATGTCCATACCGGATACGAGGGCGCGATCATCATTCGTGTGTGCCCACCATGGGCGGCCGGCAAGCCGGTTTTCGTGGAGACCAAGACCCATTTCTACAAGTCGTCTCAGAATCCCAAGGGCAAGGTGATTGGCTTCACGGGTGAGGACGGTCTTTTCATGGCGGCCATCCGAATGGCATCCGAAAGTCCGGACCCGAGGCTCCAACAGCTTGCCACCAACTACGGGCGAGTGCGGACCCAATACATTTGGAACGCATTGGACCTTTCCAATCCCGCGTCCCATTACGGTGACGATGGGATCATGCGTCCCTACATCCTCCCGGCCGGGGCTCAGCTACAGAATGACCTCAAGAGAGTCATTGAGGCTCGAGGCGGCATCAATGCGGTGATCCATCCTCACGGTGGACGGCCGTTGCGGTTGATCAAGAAAAAGACCGGACCCGAGGAGCGCAACGTTGAATACAGCGTGATCGATTTGAACCCGGCACCATTGGACGGGTATTTCTATCCCGCGTTGCAGAATCTTTGGGATCTCGAGGCCCAAATCAAAACACCAACCCATGAGGAGGTTGTCTCGGCCATCCAAGAATTGGGGCTCCCGATGCCGGCAACGGGGCAATCGTTTGCCCAAGTGCCAGCGAGCTACCAGGCCGGGCCACAGGCTCCCTATCCCAATCCGTATCCGCAACCGGGGCAACCCCCGGCTCAGCAACCGGGCTATGGTGCGCCACCTCCCCCACAGCAACCGAGCTACGGGGCGCCACCTCAGCAACCGGCATACGGGGCTCCCCCTCAACAACCGAGCTATGGGGCTCCCCCTCAGCAACCGAGCTATGGGGCTCCTCCCCAAGCTCCGGGTGGCTACCAGCAACCGGGAGGCTACCCTCCACCTCCACAGCAACCGGCTGGACCACCACCGATGTCTCCACCCCCGGTGCAATCGCAACCGGGAGCGGCGCCGGGGTATCCCCCACAAGCCGGGGCTCCGGTCGGGCAACCACAGGGGGGAGGGCAAGCCCCTTTTTAGGGCGGTCCCTACCGGGAGGCCGGGAGCGGTGCTTTGGTCGATTCGAGCTTGAGGATCGCTACTGTATCGACTGCCCGAGCCACGTCCGGAACCGTTGCATCACGACCACTCCCGGAGCCCAAGACAAGCTCCGGGGTGGTGATGCAGGGCTTGAGGAATTGAAACAGAAGCTAAAAGGCGCGTGATGGCTACCAGGAAAAAAGCGGCGAGCAAGGCCAAAGCAAAACCAAAGGGCTCTCCAAAAAAGAGAGCCGTGAAGGCCAAGACTCGTGTGAAAGCAAACCCCGAGGCTGAGTACGCGGCCACGATGAAAAAACAAGGGGTAGCCACCATCTCTCAACTCTCCAACGATGAGGCATTGCCGAATATCCGCGGGAGGATTTCGACTCAGAGCTTGGCATTGGATGCCTTGTTGCGAAATCCACGGGAGCCCGTGGGGTGGAGGGGGATACCGTTGTCTCGGGTGACTGAGATTTTCGGTCCCCCCTTCATTGGCAAATCCACTCTATTGGACCTCATTTTTGGGTCCGTTCAAAAGGACGGTGGGACCGCGATTTTGGCCGACACGGAGACCTCAAGGGACCGTCACTACGTCAATCGTCTCGGGGTGGATTTGGATCGTCTCCAATACATGGAGTTTGTGGACGGCGTGGTCCATATCGAAAACGTGATCAAGGCTTTCATCCACACCATTGAGTGGTGGAAAGCAAACTATCCGGACCAAAAGGTGGTGATCGGATGGGATGCTCTTGGCTCCACGGCCACCAAAGACTCGTGGGACAAGGGCGTGGAATTCGACAAGGCCAACCAACCCGGTGCCGCGGCTCGAGCCATGAATGAGGCGAGCCGTCACCTACCTCCCAGGCTGGCCGGCACCAACATTGCGCTCGTGATCATCAACCATGAGTACGAAATGATCCGGACGGGAATGGCAGCCAAGTTTGGAGGAAAGAAACGGGAGACCTACGGTGGCCATGGTGTGCGGCATGCGGACAGTTTGCGAATCAAGCTCTACTCGGCCGGCACGTACATCAAAGACGCGGCCGGGCGCATGCTCGGGCGCGTGGTAGCGGCCGAGCTAATCAAAAATCGTCTTGGTGAATCGAGCGTCACGGCCCACGTTCCCATCATGCAAGGCATTGGTGTGGACAACGTTTGGACGGTGCTCGAGGATTTGAAAAAGGAAAAGATAGTGGTCACCAACGGTAGTTGGTCGGCCATCAACATAGACGGTCAGCAAATCAATTTTCAGGGATGGGCCGGTCTCAAGCTCAAGTGCGTTGAGGACGAGTCTCTTTTCCCGAGATTGCTGAGCGTTTGGAATCAGGTGACAGGAAATGCCCCTTTACACGTACCAGTGTCCGAAGTGTCGGACGATTGACGAGCATCTTGTGACGTACACGGAGCGGGACACGTCCGGTTTCGTGTGTAGCAAATGCGGTGGACCGGTTGAGCGCTCGGGAGTGGAGCATTTTGCGTTGGGCAAAGAGCCCTACCAACCCGGTGCGGTGCTCAGCAATGGCGCAAAGGTGAAAGGACATTTCGGAAAAGAGGCCCCTCTCAAGAGGAGAGGACGGAAATGAATTTTGATGAGGCCATGGACATTTTGCGTGACCGCTACAAAGCGGACCCGGTTGCCAGGCAAGCGCTCACGGTGGTTGGTACGCACGCCACCAAGACGGTTGAGGCGGCGCGGTTGAAATTCATTGAGGATACTGAGACCCAATTTGAAAAGGGCAACAAGATCGTAAAGTGTGTGGTGTGCCAGGAAAGGCACACTATCTATTATCGGACTATTTGCGAGAAAATGGTTGGTGCGTTGGGTGAGTTGTGCCGAATTTACTACCTAACTCGTGATTGGGTCCACTACTCCAAAGCGGTAAAGGTGGTGGAGCCTTTTCACGATTACGCCAAATTGCAATGGTGGGGATTCATGGTTCCGAAACCGAGGGACCTTGATGATTCAAAACCATCGAATGGCTATTGGCGGCCCACACCCAAGGCATACGATTTTTTGAACGGACGGATTAGGGTCCCATCTCATGTTTGGGAGCGGGATTCAGAGCCCAAGGCGTGGTCCAACGATACGATCAACAGGGATGAGGTGAAGTACAAGAAATTCGTATTTGACGACCTTTGGAAACCGATTGACGTGGAGAATTCGAGACAGGTGATTTTTCGATGATCGTTTTTAGTGACGTACATCTCCGGGAGGAGACGGCCGATGTTGTGTTGGGTGAAGTGTTGCCAGGATTGCGCCAAGCGTGTCTCCAACACGGTCGGGACCCCGGCGGCTACTGCGAGGCGGTTTGCCTCGGTGATTTTTTCCATATCCGCTACAAGATTGATGCGCGGATTCAGAATTTGGTGGCGGACGAATTCAGAGCTTGGTCTGAGGCGGGCATCCACACGAGAATCCTGCCCGGTAATCACGATCAATATGATGTGAACGGGCGCAATGCGCTCGAGCTTTTCAACGAGATTCACCACGTTGATGTCTACACGCAACCAACCGTGGACGGTGACGGCGTGTGGATACCCTATCGGCGCAACCCCGAGGACATCTTGCGGGCTCTGCAAACGTTGCCCCGAAACGTCAACCTACAGGGAAAGCTCGTCTTGTGGATGCACCATGGGGTGAGGGGAGCGTGGGCCAATGACAACATACAAAATCGGGATGGATTGGAGCCGGAGAAATTCGAGGGCTTCCACATTGTTCTTTGTGGCCACTACCACAAAAGGCAAACCGTGGGGCGAGTGCATTACGTTGGTTCCCCATACCAAACACGGGCCGATGAGTCCGGACAAGCTAAAGGCTACTGTTCATTCGATGGTGAAACGCTACGCTATTTTGACGCCATTTGGGGACCACGTTTCCACAGGCTCGAGGTACGAGCGGGCGAGACGTTGGATCTCTCGGGCGTGGCTCCACGTGACGAGGTGCGTGTCCGGACTGTTGGGCCGGGTGCTGAGAGGTTGGCCGAGGAGCTAGGCAAGCAATTGGCCGGCTCCGGTATCGAGCGGCATACCGTGACCCCCGAGGTGGAGCCCCCCGAGGCTCGGTTGGATGTCCAGGCCAATGCCACCATGGATGACTACGTGAGAGCTTACGTGGCGCAATTCGGTGGCGAGTTGGACCCCAACAGGCTCGTGGCCACGTTCAAGGAATTGGTAGAGGCATGAGAATCGAGGCTCTTGAATTGCACAACTATGGCTCGTTTCACGGGAGCCACGTTTTTCCGTTGGCCAACCGTGGATTGACCATGGTGCTCGGAAAGAACGAGGACGAGCCCCGAATGAATAGTAACGGGGCCGGGAAATCCTCACTCTTTGACTGTTTGGATTGGACTCTTTTTGGCGTGATCCCAAAAGGGGACCACGTGGACAGCGTGATCAATGATGAGGAGTCGGAGGCGCGTGGGGTAGCTCGATTGTTCGATGAGGAGCGCGGGCTACCCCTCGTTGTCCAGCGTACCAAGAAAAGGAACAAGGGAGGCACGCTCGAGTATTGGTTGGGAGACCAACACGTCCAAGCCCAAGACACCAAAGAGACCCAACGGCTCCTCGAGCTTGAGCTTGGGTTGGACCGGGATGTTTTTCATTCGGCCGTGCTCTTTGGTCAGAACGACATCAAACATTTTGCGGACGCCACGGGCGGTGAGCGCATGGACATGCTCACCAAGATTTTGCCCGAGTTGAACGAGATAGACGGATGGCTCGAGAAAGCCAAAGCCGTGGCCAAGGATATTGATGACCAACGGCAACGGGCTGAAATGGAAGCCTCGAGCCTACAAGGCCAGCAACAGAGCTTGGAGCAAACCTACTCGAGCAACGATGTCCAAATCCAACGATGGGAAGCGGACAAGGCTCAACGGCTACAGCAAATCCAGGTGGACATTGACGCGGCGTTGGCTCGGTACAATGCCGTCAAATCTGAGCTTGTGGATGATACTCAGGCCAAGGGGGAATTGGCAGCGCTCGAGGCCCAAATGGCTCAACGCCAGGCGGACCAAGACAGGCAACGGCAAGACATAGACATCCGACTGAGACAGGCGCTCGAGCAAGGGACCAAGGCTCGGTCCACCCTCGATTTGTGCAAGTCCGCGGTGTCCCGTCTCCAAGGGGAGGTGGCGGCGCTTCAATCCAAGGTTGGTGTTTGCCCCGAGTGTGGTCAGCCGGTGACTCAAGAGCACATGGCGGGGAGAATTGCCGAAAAGCAAAACGAGTTGGTGGCCAGGCAAACCGAGGTCTCTCAGTTGGAGGCCAACGTGACGAGCTTGCGAGCATGCTACGTGGAGGTGGACGCCGAGAGAAAACGGTTTGAGGAGTCCGTGCGAGCGGACAATCAACAGTTTGGTGAGGTGGTGATCCAAGCGCGTCAACGAGTGGCCTACATGGACCAACGGCGCGGTGAGGCGGCTCAATTGGAGGCTCGGTGGCGTGGGGAGCAACAGCGGTTGCAGCAAGCCCAAGAGGCCACCAACCCATTCGTGGGTGAGCAATGGAAGCTCCACGATAGGCTCCAAGGGCTGTCCCAAGGCGCACACCATCAAAGACAGTTGGCGGCAAAGCATGCCGATGATCTCCGATACTTCGATTTTTGGGTGGAAGCGCTCGGGTCCAAGGGGCTCAAAAACTACATCTTGGATGGGCGGCTCCAAGAGATGACGGACGCGGCCAACCAATGGGTCAAGTTATTGACCGGGGGCACCATTTGGATTCGATTCGAGACCCAAAAGATGGGGCGCTCCACCAAAAAGCTCACCAATGATCTCAACGTCCGGGTGTTTCGCTACAACCCCAACGGGAGCATCACGGAGCGCAATTACCGGTCATGGTCGGGCGGTGAGAAAAAGCGAGTCTCATGGGCCATTGATTTTGGCCTCTCGAGGCTCGTGGCGGCTCGAGCCCGCAAGCGCTATGACCTGTTGGTCTTGGATGAGCTTTTCTCCTACGTGGACGCGGCCGGTGGTGAGGCCGTGGTGGAGATGTTGTCCCATCTCAGGCAAGAGAAAAACTCAATCTTTGTGATAGAACACGATGCCGATTTTCAGGCGCATTTCGAGAATCACGTTTGGGTCCGTCTCAAGAGTAGACGGAGCGTGATTTTGGAGAGGGAGAGCGACGATGAGCGAGCCCAAGGGTTTCAAGGTGACGGACAAGCGGGGGAGCAAGCCGTGGAGAAAAAGAAACCGCCAAGAAAGAAAAAACGCGGTGGTGTACGAGTTGACCCCGATGTTCGCAAAAAGCGACCGCCAAGAAATCGAGCTTGACGGGTCCAAGCATTGGATTGAGGGCGAGCTTGGGAATTACCTCGTGGTGAGCGTGCCCGAGACTACTTCCCACAACCAAATGGAGGCCATCAAAAGGGCGGCCATGCAGATTGGGCAAAAGCCGGTGGTGGTGCTCACACACAACATCACGTTTTTGCGAGCCGTGAAGCTCTCCCCATCCGAGGCCGCGGACGTGATCAAGAGAGGTGAGGACCATGCCGAGCAAGAGGCTAATATCCTTGGGAGTGGACCCCGGACTAGCAGCGATGGGGATAGCGATTCTCGAGAGGGACGAGACCAAGACCAAGCTGAGGTATCTGAATCTGTTGGAGACGAAAAAGGCGACGAAAAAGGCGCTACGGAATCTCCGGATAGCGGACGATGACCAACGGAGAATCAAAGAGCTTTGGGATGCGACTGAGGCAACGATCAAAAAGTACGAGCCCCACGCAATTGGCGTGGAGTCCTATGCTCCCAATCCGGGACGCATGGGAGGCAATGCGTGGAAGGTTGCCAATGTGGCTCAATCCATTGTGTGCCTTGGTTGGACCAACGGCTATCGTCCCATGTTGTTTCGAGCCGATGACCTCAAGAGGTATTTTCTCGGACGAAACAAAGGCACCAAGGATGACGTGGAAAAGGCTCTCTATGAACACGTGGAGGGTTTGTCCAAAGCGATTGAGCGATTTCCAGAAACAAAGCGCGAGCACGTTGCAGACGCGGTTGGCCATGCCGTATTGGCTCTAAACGAGTTGGAGGAAATGCGCCGTATGGCCGGCTTTTTTCGATGAGGAGAGCGAGATGACACCCAGGAAAAAGAAAACAGCAACCAAGGCTCCGGCCAAGCGTCCGGGCCGTCCCAAGAAACCAGAAACCGAGACCCCGGTGGAGACCGAGGCCGCGGCTCCGGCTGCCCCCAAGAAAAAGCGAAAGGCCGTGAAGTCCGCGGCCAAGGAAACCGAGGGCTCTCAAATGGAGACCCCTCCCCCCGAGCCGAAACCAACGGCATCGGGACACAAAGACCCCAACGTGGGTAAAGAGGGCTTTGGTCCGTGTGCCGCGTGCGGGTGGTGGGGGCCGAATGGCGCCACGCTCTGTCACCATTGCGGGATGCCGCGGTCCGGCCGTCCCCTCTCAGCCGAGGAGAAAGCGGCTCGAGAGGCAACGGCTATGACCGAGACAGAAATGCCGGAGTCCGCGTTGGAGGAGACCGAGACCGAGGAGGAAATTGAGGAGGACGAGCCCGAGGAGGAGGCGCCGGAATACTACCAAGTGGAGTTGTCCATGACGGTAGCTCTCCACGATGCGCTCGTTGCCCAAGCCCAATCTGAGGGCCGAGATTTCCATGACATCCTTGTCCGGGCTGTGGAGCTTGGCGCTATTCAAATGAGAGAGAGTGGCGAGCTTACAGACCTGCCAGAAAAGGCCGCTTTGGAATACGATGATCAAGAGGACATCGAATTTCAAGAGGCGTTTGAGATGGCAGCGAGGTAATGATGATCATTGCTCTGACACGTGCGGTGGTGAGCACAGAGGTTTTGGATTTGGCCCGGTATCGAATGGCCCAAATCCTACAAGCCTCTCCTCGAGCTATCAGCGCTCAATGGGTGTTGGGAGAGCATGGTCCGGAGCCGCGTTTCCAGGTGGACACGGGACTCTGTGCTTTTGATCTCAACGAGGTGCAGGCTCTCTACAAAGAAACATGGGGCACGGAGTTTCCCGAGGATTTGAAAACTCGGGAGGACGTGGTGGTGGAAATCACCAAAACCGTGTGGTCCCGGTATCGGGAAGTTATGGCGGACCGATTGCTCGGGCTGAAATCAAGGTGGCATGGCTTCAAAAAAGAAAAAGACGGCCAAGAGGGCGGCTGAAAAAGAGCCGGTCACCAAGCCGGTCAAGAAAAAGCCTCCCAAGAAAAAGCGGCCACCATCAACGCCGGCTCCCAAATCTCCGGGCGTGTCCGAGGAGATGACTCGTGAGGAGTTGAGGCGTTGCGCCGGCCAAGATTACGTTTACAGCCCACAGCATTTGAGCATTGTCCGATTGTCTGAGCACCCATTCTACGCCGGACGTGTGCCGGTACGCACGTTGGAGTATTGGGCCGTCCAAGACCGATGGGCCGAGCGTAGAAAAAAGTGGTTTGAGGAAATTCAGAAGCGAGCCGAGTCCGAGCTTGGCAACCGTCTCACTCAGGCACGCATTGCAGAGTTGGAGGCGGTGGATCGTCTCATACAGGCGATTGACGCTGAGATGTTCAAGGTGGTCAAGGGCGCTCTCAAATTCAAAAAGGCGCCCAAGAGCATGGAGTCCCTTATCGACAAGCGTATCAAAGCGGCTCAGTGGCGAGACCAATTGTGTGCGGCTGTTGGAAACCAATTGCCAACGCAAATTGCCACGTCCATCTCCGAGCCGGCTTCCACGTCTAGGCTACATCCGGCCGTCAAACCGATCATGACCGAGGAGGAGATTTTTCAGGCGGCCAATACCGTTGTCCGCATGCGTATGGACTCGCAACCAAAGGGACCGGATGACGAGGATGAGAGGCAACCCTCTCTGAAAGTGCTAGATGGGAAAAAGGAAATCTAAGAAACCGGAGCCGTGGTCTGACACGTCGGTCCGCGTGCTTTTCGATGGGATAGGGATTGCCGGTGTCCGGTGGTTCAAGACCCGGTGCTCACGATCATATTGGGCCGTCTACGCAAAGGCGTCTCGGCTCTACGGAAAGGGAGGACTCACTCGAGGCTCCTACACTCTTTGGGAGATTGCACAACGGACGGGCTACAACAGAGAGCAAATCAAGAGAGCGCAATCGGCGCTCAACCAAAAGTGGAAACGGCTCGGTCCGATTGGTGCCCATCTCATTACTGAGGAGCAAGTGGAGGACATTCTCGAGTGGCTGAAACATGATTTTTGGTCCAAGGCAAAAAAGTTGTACGGATGTCAGTGGTGCGCCACGACAACCCGGCCGCACGTTGGTCGGGGATTGTGCTCGAGGTGCTATCGTCGCCACATCTATTTGTGTGAGCAATTGGGGCTCCCGGTCTCAGGGCTCAAGCAAATGAGCATCCTACGAAAAGCCCAACGCCAGGACTGTGCCAATTTGGAGGCTCATGGTAGATTTATCCATGAGGCCATGGCTCGGCTGCAAACCGGTCTTGCCCTGGACGAGAGCCAGCTTGAGCGGTTGATTGTGGTAGCTGAGAGATGACCATGAGGTTGGAGTTGACAACGAATGAGGCGAGTTTGGCGATACTCGCCATAGGACAAGGGTTGAGCACGGGACAGTTTTCGGATGAGGACCGGAGCGTGCTGCGAGCCCTACTCCAACGATTGGGCAACGGAGCGAGACAGGATGCCGGAGAAAATGCAGCGGTTGACCACACACGATCTGATTCGACTGGCCGAGATGTTGGCCAGTGACTTGATCGACGTTGGCCGAAACAACCGGATTGCGCCTCGGGACCTGTTGATGGCCATTGCCATGGCGTCTCGTTCCCTCCAATTGGCTTTGTGCGCGTCGGACTATGATGCCATCCGTCAAATTCTCCAAGAGGCGGACGCAACATACGAGGCGGCAACAACCGATTTGGAGGGGAATTGATCCATGGAATTGCACAAAGCGATTGAGCGCGTGGCCAAGTTGGCTGCGAAGGGCAAAGGCTCACCCATTCTCTACCAAACCGTGCGGCTGATACCGGCCGAGGTGAATCTCCCGGACAGGGTTTTCGCCACGGACGGGCTCGTGTGCTCCACGGTTCCCGTTGACCAACCCCTCCCCGATGCGCTCCTACCGGTGGACGCCATGCGCAAAGTGTCCAAGCATGAGATTCAATCGGTGGACGTGCATGAGGGAGAGGTGCTTTTCAAGCTCGTGGCCGGTGGCAAATACCGGGTGAAGGAATTGGACCAACGTGGCTATCCGTTTCCCCCATCCGTTCCCAACGGCATGGTGGAGTTGGATTATTGGAAGCATATCAAGAGGGCTTTCCATGCCGCGGCCGATGACAAAGGCAAGAGCGGGTTTCGAGCGGTGATGTTTGGACCCAAGTGGGTGGGTGCCACGGACACGGTGAGGGTGGCCGTGGTGGATGCCCCCGGTTGGGGTGAGCAACGGTTGGTCCCGTCCGGTCTGTTCAAAAGCTGGCCGGCTGGAAAAGTGGAGGCAGCGCTCACCCACACCCATGCGTTTTTCAGAATCGGCGCCGAGGAAATCAGGGCGGCTCCCGTCCAAGGCGGCTCCGGATTCCCGGACCTCAAAAAGCACGTGGGGGACACATTCGAGGGTGAGGCCATGGCTGTACCGACCAAGGCGTTTCTCGAGTGTGTGAAGCGGGCGACCGCGGTGAGCCCAACCAATACGGTGGTGCTCCAAATGAAGGCCCCCGAGCTACATCTCAAATCGTGGTCCATGGCCGATGGTGGGAAAGGCTACTCGGCCGTGCTCGTTGGACCCCGTACCAGGCGAGACGAAAACGCGGTGACCGTGGTGGTCAACGGCAAGATGCTCACTCAAGCGTTGTCCGCGGTGGATACCCCCAAGGTCCGATTGTGCTACGCTGCCCCCCACAAACCGATCCGGCTCGAGTCCGGACCGTTGGTGGCATTGATTCACCCATGGAGGGTGTGATGGGAAGCAAAGCGCAAGCCGTTGAGTTTTTTCGACAGTTGGACATCTTTTCGGACCGATTCGTCAAAGCCGAGCTTGGGTTGAACACGGCAACGAGCCCGTGGGGCTCGAGCTTGGAGGCAGATGAGCCCAAGGGAGCGGTGCTCCACTACACGGCGGACGATGACCTTTTGAGAGTGCTCCGGTGGTTTTTGGACCCCAAGTGGCAATCCAAGTGCTCGAGCCATGCCGTGGTTGCTGACCGCAAGCTCGGGACCACCCAAGAGATGGCCAAAGACCTCCCCCTCGTGGCCGAGCTACCGGTGACGGTGGTGCAATGCCGGCTCCCTAGCCAAGAGGCGTGGCATGCAACATGGTGCAATGCGTCAACCTACGGCATTGAGAATGTGAACGTGGGAGAGGTGAGAAAGGCCCCGGATGGGTCAGATGGATGGGTCTGTTGGCGTCCAAGGGATAAATCGAGCCCGGAGTGGACCCTCCCATGGAAAAGCCCGTACAAGACCCCTGTGGGGCTCTACGGGAGATTTTGGGAGCCGTACACGTCCGAGCAAATTGAGGCCAATGTGGCGCTCCTACGGTACGTGAGGGACTATTTTGGAGAGGGGAGGCTCCAAAGACCGTGGATCGTTGGCCATGAGGCCGTCCAAGGGGTGGATACTCGAGGCCGGGGAGGTAGTGGGCCACCCATGAGGACGGACAAGCGGGACCCCGGACCCACGTTTCCAATCCATGGGATTCGATACGCGGTGTTTGACGGGTGGACTCCGGTGGGGCGTTACGATTGGTTCAACACCTACCGAGGAGACCCGAGGTGGGGCCAATCTGACCGGGATACCATGGTGGTCCGGGTGGTCCGAGCGATGGCCGGGCGGCCGGAGACGCCGGGAGCGGCGGACCCGAGCCCTGAGACCGCGTGGGCTCGGTTCAAGTCGGGATTTCAGGCCACGTTGACGAATGGAGAGACCCCGTTTGGAGTGTGGGGCAAGCTGGCTCTGTGGTTGCTTGGATTCCACGTCTCGAGCTTGAAAGAGGGAGAGCTACGGGACCCGGATTTGGACAGCGAGGACTGTCAATCCGTGTGGATTTTCCAGAGATTGGCGGGCATCACAACGGACGGAAAACCTGGAAAAGTGACCCGTGAAAATATCTGGAAAAGGCTACAAGACCGCGGATTCATTGCCTAATAAAAAGTACAGAAAAAAGGTGTTGACTCCCCTTGAAAACGGGTGTACCGTTTCAAGTGAAGGGAGAAACACCATGGCAAGCACGGCGGCTCTAAAATCTGTACCGACTCAGTTGACCCTGATTCACGAGTGCAACCCCGAGGCCGTCTACTTTTGGTCCGGCTCCAACCATGCGGGCGACATTGCCGGGTTGGCGGACAACGGCCGGCACGTGGGCGTGGCCATCCATCTCTTGGACAAAAAGGGTCATGCGCTCAACGAGCTTTGCTCTCTCCCCACCGATGTCCAAGTCCGCGTGACTGCCAACGTGGCTCGCAATTCGAGCGGCAAGCCCATCGTCATGTTGTGCCGGGACCGGGCGCTCCTCCCCGATGGTGACACCGAGGTTGAGGTGGCCGGCTCCAAGTTTGTGGTGGGTTTCCGGAAAATCGCGGCCAACGTTGCTCGAGCGGCCAAGGGTGGCGCCAACAAGATGGCCGAAATCCTCCAAGACATCTTTGGCCCCGAGGCGGGCAAAGCGGGCGCCGGTCACAAGGTTGTGATCGAGCTTACCCGGACCGGTTGGAAGCTGAGCCCCGAGGAGCTTGCCTCTCTCAAGCGCTCGGGCTCCCAGGTATTCGTTGACTCGGGCGCGTTCTCCGAGGTGAAGCTCAACGATTCATTCGAGTGGGAAGTGACCAAGCCCATCACGGACGCCGATTGGGACGAGCGGTTGGGCGAGATGACCAAGATTGCCAAGGCGCTCGGTCCCAAGGCGTACCTCGTGGCCCCGGACATGGTGGGTCACCAAGGTCCCACGCTCGAGCGGTTGGCCAAGTACGCCGGGGTGGTCCGGGAATGGCGGCGGCTCGGTGCCAACGTGATCGTGGTGCTCCAAAAGGGCCGGCTCTCTCAAATCGAGATGGACGCCGAGTGCTCGAGCATCCTTGGTTTCGATGACTACGTGAGAGGCATCCCCTCGAAAAAGGCAGCGGCCACCACCGAGGAGATTGCTCAGTTGACGGCGGCGCTTCCCGAGGGCACGAGAGTCCATCTCCTCGGTCTCGGACCGGAGAGCCCCCGCTACAACGAGGTGATCCAAGCCATTGCCCCGAGCATCCGGGTTTTCTGTGACTCGGTTGGAATCAAGCGGCTCATTGGCAAGGCCAACGGTCCCAAGGGCGGACCCCGGATTCTCACCAAGCTCCGGTACGAAATCCTCGAGGATTGGGGATGGGACCCCGAGACCAAGTGCGATTTCGTGGGTGCCTTCCAGACCAAGAGGGAGATGTTGAACCGTTATTTTCGACTGAGCCCGGAATGTGCATGAGGAGAGCGACGATGGAACAACTACCGTTGAAGTTTGAGCACAAGAGCGTGGTCAATGAGGTGCCCCCGAGGTGCAACCAATGCGGCCGAGACCTAGACCCGAAAAAGGTGGTGTGGCTCGAGTTGAATTGCCACACCAACGAGATTGCTCCCGCGGGTGAGGCTGCGTGGTCGGACGGACCGGAGAGCCAAGGGTGTTTTGCATTTGGCCCGGATTGTGCTCCCAAGGTGCTCAAGTCTCAACGGTGCAAGTGGGTGGGGACATGAAAAAGAGAGTCTTGGTTGTGGACGATGATCCGATGGTGCTCAAGGCTACGAGCCGTCAACTCGAGCACACGGGGTTTGACGTGGTGAGGGCTGAGGGCGTTCTCAACGCCAAGTTGTTGCTCGAGAGTCAAAAATTCGATGCCATCGTGACAGACCGAGACATGCCCGATGGTGGTGGCGCGGTGGTGTGTGAGGTGGCTGTCACCAAGGAAATTCCGTGTGTGGTCTACACGGGAAATGGGGAGGGTGTGGCCCACCCATGGGTAGTGATGAAACCAGCTACCGAGGAGATTTTGAGCGCGGCCGTGTGGGGCGTGCTCAAAGACATGGGCAGAATTTGAAAATGTGGCAATTGCCACATTTTGAGAGGAGAGCGACATGGCGGCTGGATATTTGCCGAGCCCCGGCAAGGTTGTGAGCGGGCAAGAAATCGGTCCGTGTGTGAGTCCATGCAAGCACACCGATTGTGCTGAGACGAGGAGACAGGCCGAGTCTCATTGCCCCTACTGCAAAAAGGCCATCGGCTACGAGACGGCCCACTACACGGTTGGCCGAGACGATGACGGTTTGGTCATTCTGGCTCATGCCGTGTGCCTCGAGAGTCAACCATGAGCACCGAAACCAAGATGTACCGTGGAGCCGATGGCTCGCTCCGGGATTGGAGAGCCCACGTGGCCTATCTCCGGGAGTGTGCCACGCTATGGGCAAGCGGGAAATTCGCGTGGGAGCCGGACACCGAAAAGGCGTCTCAACTCCGTGCTCGTGCTCGAGAGATTGAGAAGCGGCACAAAGGGAAGTGAGCGAAAAAGGCTTGGCCAGTTTGGGAGCCTGATTCGTTAAAACCAGGGAGGAGAGCGAGATGGGCTTTTCTTGGCCGATAGTTGAGACCTTTGGGGACTACCTCAGATTGATGCGTGACGTGGCTCGGACTGCCATGCGCCACGAGTTTGAGGCTGAGGCGTGGGCCACCCAAATCAAAACTCTGAAAACCGAAAACGCGGACCTCAAAGCCCGGCTCGAGAAAGAACGATCCGAGAATGAGGCGTTGCGTCGGTACACGTCCACGTTGGAGGACCGCGCCTACGCGGCTGAGGATGCCGAGTACATTGAGGACCCCGAGCCTTGCGAGACGTGTGGACGGCCATGAAAGAGGACGGGCTCACGGGCGGGCGCCGATGGGAGCGCGTGGGGCAGTCAGTCTACCGAAAAGGGGACGTGTACGTGTGGAGAGAGGGCCGAGCTTGGTGGCGTTGTGTGCTGCCCCCTCAATCGTTTCGATGGGCTCTCCATTCCGTGTGCATGAGCCCATTTGGTATTTGGCAGAAAAGCTCGGGACCATTCCCGACTATGGCCAAAGCGAGGCGGGGGTGATGGTGCGTTGCCGGCATTGTGGGGAGAGATTTCCCACACGTGAAAAGGTGCTCAGCCACCTATTCAAGAAACATCCGGACGTGGTGGAGCCTTTGTTGGAGCCCCATCTCGAGGTGTGCCCACCATTCGCAAAAAAGGACGAGGGGCCATCTTTGTTTGATGGGTTGGCCTCCGGACGGTTCCCACGATTGGACCCGTTGGGATGGGAGTACAACCGGGACGATGACCACGGTGACATGGCGTTTGGTTTCCATGAAATCACCATTGCTGATTTGTATTACGAGAATTGGGAGACACAATGAGCCTCTACAATCTGTTGCATGGCATGAATCCACTCTCTGACCTTTTCTTGGGCATGCTCAATTTGACCCCAGGGGACGTGGGACGGTTTCGAGATTGCTACCTCCAAAAGACCGAGGCGGGCGAGCTTGAGATCCACGTCTACACTCGCAACGGGGGTGGCAACCGGGACCATTGGGATTTCTCCTATGAGGAGGAGACCGAGGGTGAATCCTGCCCGTGTCCAGGCTGCACCATTGAGCACAAGCTCCCCAAGCATCCCCACTACCTCAGAGATTTTGACGATGATTTTGATTGCACCTACGCCACGGTGGTTTTCAAAGTGCCGGACGAATTCAAGGCGTGGTGCTCGGAAATGATGGCCACGGTGCTCGAGCAAGAGACGCCGGCCGAGAAGTGGCGAGACCTCTTTGCCAAGCTCCAACAGGGTGACGAGTCTGACCCCAAGGTCCAACGAGCCATGGCGGTGGGCAAGTCCATCATGGAGCAAATCGACAAGGCCCCCAATGGGGGCGTGATTGAGGTGTAGCGTGTTTGACACAACCATTCTCAAGACCGCGGCTCCCTACCCACAAACGGTGCATGAGCATCGTGCTCCCACAGATGACTCGATTCGGATTCTGAGGGAAATGGAGGAAAAGGCGCGGCAACAGGTGGCCGATTCATTCGTTTTCACGGACAACCACGTCAACGGCTCGGTCACAGTCATGCACAACGAGTTGACCCCGGACCGGACCGTCTACGTGAGGCTCACTCTCAACGGGAGAGAGCACAAAGACAAATTTGTGGTCCAAGATGCGTCCCTCATGTTGGACAGGCATGCGGCCGAGGAAATGTTGCTCGAGCGGCTGTCCAAGTTGATCACGGGGATGCTCTACCA